TTTGTCGGGATTAGGCGCATACGCTGGCGGTGCTTTGAACAACTACTTAGGCGGTTTAGGCAACGATGCTGCATTTGCTGCTGCCGATGCTGCTCAATTAGCAGAACAAGGCTTGAATGCTTCTGCTATTGCTCAGAACTTGTCTACTTATGTTGATCCCTCTATTGCTAACGCACTAGGACAGCAAGCAGCAACTCAGTTTGCAAGTGGTGAAGGCGTAAGCATTTCGGACTTACGCAATACTGCTACTGGAGGTAATCCCTTCGTTACCCCTAAAGATCAGGTAGTCACGCAAGGAGGAACTATTGTTCCCTCGTTACCGGATGCAGTAGAGATTACTGGTTCTAGGTTCCCTACGCTACCGGCATTGGAAGCTACTGGTGGTCTGTTAGGTTCTGTAATTCCTTCTGCTGTCTCTAGTATTTTGCCTGCCGGTATTGAAAATGCTTCTCCGTTAGAGAAAGCAAAGGCATACAATGATGCTCGTGCTAGCGGATTAAGCGACCAACAAGTGCGTATTGAAGCCGAGCGTGTGCTTGGGCCTCAGACTGATGCTGATTGGTCTTATTTACAAACTCTTGCTTCTTTGTCTAGTGCAGTTGTTCCTTCAGTTCCTACTTCTACTGTTACACCTACTACTGCTGTTGCTACTCCTACTAACCCTCAAGTAGAAATTACAGGGACTAAAGACACTGGCGGGTTGAATACGTCTATTCTTGATCTTGTAGGCTTGGGTTCTTACCTTACCCCCGCTGTCACGACTCCTACTGCAACAACGCCTTCTGTAACAACTCCTACCGAAACTGTTACGGTTGAAGACACAGGTATCAAATACACACCGTTAAACCCTGGTGGTTTATTGGGTTCGTTTACGCTCAACCCGGTGATGCCTCCTGCGTATGTACCACCTGCTCCCAAGGTTTCAGTAGACCCTGAGCGTCCTGACCGTGAGCAAGTAACTGTTACCGGAACTACAATGCCTCCAGGAAGCGTTTTAGACACCCTAGGAGGCGTTTTCACACCTACGGTAATACCTACGGTGCCTCCTGCTGTTCCAACGGCTCCTACGACCCCTACAACGCCTACAACGCCGGATCAGGTAACGGTTACTGATACTAAGATCACAGACCCTGGTGTATTAGATACTGTAGGTAGCGTTGTTCTCCCCGGTCTTGTCGGAGTACCTACTGCGCCTACTACGACTATTCCTACAGGCACCCCTCCGACAACAGACGACAAGACAACCACGCCTGACATTACTGACCTTATCAAGACGTTACTACCGCTTGTAGGAACAGGAGTGTTATCAAGTGTTACGAATACAGGCACTACGCCTACTGTCGTTCCTCCGAGCACGGTTCCGACATACGATCAGGATTACTTTAACCGTATTCAACAGTATTACAACGCTTATATGCCTCAGATGCCACGAGATGTAGCAACACCGTTACAGCAGTGGTATACACAAAACACAGGAGTATAAATGAAGATCAAGATTAAACGCAGCAATACAGCAGGGGCAGTGCCTTCTGCTGTTGTTCTTGAAGAAGGGGAACTTGCAGCGAATCTCGCAGATAAGAAGATTTTTAGTAAGGATTCCTCTGGTAATGTTGTTGTTTTAGCGGATGTTAATGCTGCTGCAACTAGTGAAACAGCCGCTGCTGCTAGCGCAACTGCTGCGGCTTCCAGTGCTACTAATGCGGCTGCTAGCGCAACTGCTGCGGCTTCCAGTGCTACGGACTCTGCTTCTAGCGCAGCAGACGCTGAGTCTGCTAAGGCTGGAGCAGAAGCAGCATTAGCACAGACTCTAGCGGCTTATGACAACTTTGATGATCGCTACCTTGGTGCTAAGTCTTCTGATCCTTCCGTAGACAATGATGGCAACGTTTTACTCGCTGGTTCATTGTATTACAATACAGTTGTTCCTGGCATGAAGGTGTATAACGGAAGTGCTTGGGTTCTTTCGTATGCTCCTGCGGGTAGTTTCTTGCAGGCTTCTAACAACCTTTCAGAACTTACCAGTGCTTCTACTGCTCGTAGTAATCTTGGTCTTACTTCTTTAGCAACCACTTCGCCTCCTTCTGGTGCATTAGTAGGTACTACAGATACTCAGTCTTTGACGAATAAAACTTTGTCAAATCCTACAATTACGGATGGATACACAGAAGAATCTATTTCGTTTAATACAGGAACTTCGTACACGGTTGACTTAGCAAACGGTACGTTGCAGATTGCTACTTTAACAGATAATTGTACGTATACGTTTCCTACTCCGACTGCTGGTAAAAGTTTTGTTCTTCTTCAGAAGCAAGACGGGACAGGTTCTCGTACAGTTACGTGGCCTTCTTCTGTTAAATGGCCTGCAAACACCGCTCCTACTTTGACAGCCACTGCAAGCAAGGGCGATAAATTTGTATTCAACGCAGATGGGACTTACTGGTGGGGTTCTGTAGCAGGCCAGAACTATTTGTAAAGGATATTTATGTTTGGAGCTAATGCTTCACAAAAAGCAACCGATTCCCTTTACGTCGAAGACGTATTCAGCACCTACCTCTACACCGGCAACGGCAGCACGCAGACGATCAACAACGGGATTGATCTGGCGGGTAAGGGTGGGTTGTGGTGGGGCAAGGGCCGCTCGAACCCGGGCAGCCTGGGCGGCCACGGGCTTGTCGATACGGCGAGAGGGCGCGGGAAATTGTTGATGAGCCAGACCAGTGGCGCAGAATTTTCGACCGCTGGCGGGGAATTTGTTACTTCATTCAACAGCGATGGAGTGACCATTGGCAGCGACAACACGTTCAACAGGAACGGGGAATCGACGGCTGGGTGGACCTTCCGCAAGGCTCCGAAGTTCTTTGATGTGGTGACGTGGACCGGAAACGGGGTAACTGGCCGCCAGATTCCGCACAGTCTCGGTAGCGCACCCGGCTGCATTATCGCCAAGCAAACCAACGGCACCAACAACTGGGTCGTATACCATCAAAATGTTGGCACCAGTTCTGCCAACAGCGCAGGCTACAACCTATTCTTGGACGCGACGAACGACCGAGGCACGCTTAATAACATTGTCTGGAACGGTACTGCGCCAACGGCTAATGACTTTACTGTTGGCAGTAACTCTCTGATAAATGGCAACGGGAACACCTACGTCGCCTACCTCTTCGCCCACAACGCAGGAGGATTCGGACCGACGGGCACGGACAATGTGATTTCGTGTGGCGGCGGAACATTTGATAGCAGTGGCTACGCTGTTGTCAATCTTGGATACGAGCCTCAATGGGTTCTTATCAAGCCGACTTCCTATGCCGACAATTGGTATCTTGCTGACAATATGCGGGGCACAACCGCTCTGTTGACATCAGGTACCAACAGCACTCAACTGCTATATCCAAATTTGTCAAATGCGGAGACAGCAACTTCTTATGGTGTTGTGCCGAATGCCACTGGCTTCACATACTTAAATGGGTCTAGCGGACAGTCCTACATCTACATCGCCATCCGTCGCCCGCACAAGCCGCCGACGAGTGGGACGGAGGTGTTTGCGCCTGTCTATGCAACAAGTGCCGCATCGCCTTACACGGTTACAACCAATTTCCCGGTTGACCTGAGCATCAGTAGTTCAATCTCAACGGGGGGGAAAGATGCAAATGATAGGTTGCGCGGCGGAACTACCACAAGTTTCCGCGCTTTGTTCACATTCAACACAGACGCCGAAAGTGTAAGTAGCGGAAGCAATGGGCTTGGATTTCAAAGTAACACTTCCATAATTGACAACAATTATTGGTCTGGCTACGGAATAAATGTAATTTACTGGAACTTCCGCCGCGCCCCCGGCTTCTTTGATGTGGTTTGCTGGAGCGGCACTGGTGCATCTGGAACCACGGCGCACAATCTGGGGGTAGTCCCTGAACTGATAATCACGAAAACAAGAAATTTCGCTGACAACTGGAGCGTGGCTTTTGGGTTTACTCCAGCAACGCAGAACAACTTTTATCTCAATATGCCTGATGGTAACGCCCAGGCAGGAATAGTCGGGGGATTTAATGTCCCATATACCGCTAACTGGAACGAGTGGAGCGGCGCTCCGACAAGCGCGACCCTCAGTTTCAGAACAATAAACTCTGTAAGAAATCATGTTTCCTACCTCTTCGCCTCCTGCCCCGGAGTCAGCAAGGTGGGGACTTTTACGGGCAACGGCAGCAGTCAGACTATCAACTGTGGATTCACTGCAGGGGCGAGGTTCGTGCTCGTCAAGCGCACGGACAGCACTGGCGATTGGTATTTGTGGGACGTCGCACGCGGCATCGTCGCTGCCAATGACCCGCACCTAAGCCTGAACACCACGGCTGCTGAAGTCACCACCGACGACAGCATCGACCCCGATGCGACGGGCTTTATCGTCAACCAGAACACCGCCACGAACATCAACGTGAACGGCGGCACCTACATATTCCTGGCAATCGCTTGAGGTTATTATGAAATATCTAAATATAGAAACAATGCAATATCCTCTAAGCGAGGAAGATATTAAACGTGAAAACCCTACTACTAGTTATCCTTTTCCTTTTAATCCCGGAGAAAAGTATTCTGTAGTGTTCCCTGTTCCTTCTCCTACAGTCTCAGATGCGTTTTCTGAGACTGTGATTGAAGGGCCACCGTTTTTGACCAGTAAGGGACATTACGAACAAACATGGCAAATTGTTTCAAAGTATTCAGAGTATGTCTCAAGTGATGGGGTTGTTGTTACAGTAGCGGAGCAAGTAGAACAAGAAAAGCAAAAGAGGACTGAAGAACTTTCAAAAAATGCTAGACAAAAACGAAAGCAATTACTGCTTGAATCCGATTGGACTCAAGTAGCCGATGCTCCTGTAGACAAACTTGCATGGGCTACTTATCGACAACAGTTGCGAGACATCACCCTACAAGAAGGGTTCCCCTTGTCTATTACATGGCCGGAGGCACCCTAAATGTCAGATGAACTCCGACGAATCGAAGACAAAGTAGACAAACTCACGGATGCTGTTACAAGGTTGATCCTAGTTGAAGATAGGCAGACAGTGCAAGGGAGTCGAATCAATGCCTTAGAGCAGCAGCACGTAGGCTTACAATCTTCAATCCTACAAGTAGACCGTAAGGTAGACAAGTGGGTGAACATGGGCTTCGGTGCATGGGCGTTAGCAGTGACGTTGTTTGCTGTTGTACAAGTCGTGTTGAAATGACAACACTTAGGTGAAAATTCTACTTGACAAGGTTTTCACCTGGGTGTATAATTTTCCTATAAGGACATAGGGATACAATGACAACTAACTATTTACAATCTATTAACAATGTACTTAAACGTCTAAGAGAAGACGAAGTAACATCTGTTAATGATAACAAGTATAGTAAACTTATAGGTGTGTTAATCAATGATGCAAAACGTGAAATAGAAGATGCTTATAACTGGAATGCGTTAACCACAAACCTTAATGTCGTAACTGCTGCGGGTGTTCAAGAATACACGCTTACAGGCTCTGGACAACGGTTTGTTACATACTATGTGCTTAACGACACCCAAAACACAACCATGTGCAAAGCAACAGCACAATGGATTGATGAACAGAAATACCTTTCTACGCAACAGAATGGTGCTCCACACTATTATGCTTATACTGGTGTCTCTGGTTCAGATAACATTGTAACTGTTTCACCTGTGCCTGATACTGCTTACACGCTTAAATTCTTCTTAAAGGTTCCTCAGAATGATTTGTCTCTAGATGCTGACATCATTAAGGTTCCTGCTCACTTAGTTGAAATGCTTGCATACGCTAAGGCAGTAGCAGAACGAGGGGAAGACGGTGGTATGTCTTTCAGTGAATTGTATCAGCAGTATCGTCTGTCCTTGGCTGACGCTGTTGCACTTGAAGCAAATCGCTATGAAGAAGAAACGATGTGGAATGAAGTCTAATGCCTTCAAAACTACTTACTACATCTATTGCTGCTCCTGGGTTCTACGGTCTTAATACACAAGACTCAGTAGTATCCCTTGAAGCAGGATACGCTACAGTTGCTACTAACTGTGTTATTG